AAAACGAGTCCCCTCGTGACCGCCGTCTGCGATGGCTGCGGCCTGTACGTGATCCAGGATCGGGAAAACGTGTGGGAATCGTGGGACTACGGGCTGGTTGAGGGTGATGACCTGACCGTGGCCATCATCTTGGGCAGGCCAGTGACGCGCGTCACATGGCTGCCCTCCGTAGGACACCCATTGTTGCGCAGCACATGCGGCAGCGCGGGCATCATGCCGGACGGCCAGTATCTGGCCATGCACATGTGCCATCTCGCCCGGATAAGCGTCAAACCGTTCAAACCACCAAGCCGCGAGCGGCCGCCGGGCAAACCGTGGGGCGGGCCGAAACTGTCGAAACAGGAGATAGCCGAATTCAAACGCATATGGGATATGCCGTACAGCCAGCTCAAGCATGAGAAAACCCCAGCCAACAAGGTCGGCCAGGGCGAGAAGCAAACACTATTCTAGCCGACCAGCCGGAAGGGGCTCAGCATGAACTGCCAGAACTGCAGGACGATGACCGAAGAGGGGTGTTCGCTGTGCGAGACGTGCGAGATGCGCTTCGCAGGCACATTATTGCGCTTGGCGCGTGATGTCACGCCGTTGCATGACAGCCTCGACGCGACATTGCATCCGGGAGGGCATTCGCCCACGCGAATCCAGACCGCCACTCCCCCGACTCCAATCAGGCTCGACGTGCTCGACCTGATCGACATGCTCGACGCCACGGCCCGTGAACTATGGCGTTGCCTCGACGGCATCGACGCCTTGGACTGGCGCAAAGACAAACGCAACGAGGATCTGAAGGCCACGCTCATCGCATGCGCAGGCCACCCCAGGCTCGCCACGTTCGCGGACGCGGGCTTCTACATGCACGTCGTTGACGGCATCGCACGCAAAGTCGATGCTGCGCTGGACCCGCCGGAGCAACGCCGCGAAATCGGCACCTGCGAACTATGCGAGACCATGCTCACCGCTGGGGCAGCAGACCAGTGGGTGACATGCCCGGTCTGCGGGAGGGAACAGCGAGCGCAGACGGTTAAACTGCGTAGGCTCAAGACGTTGTGTTGGGATGATTCCAGGCGCGGGTCTGCGGCTGAGATAGCCAAGGTGTTCACGGACGCGGGAATCACCGTCAAAAGGCATACGCTCACCGTGTGGAAATCCCGAGGCAAGCTTGATGTCACGCCCCAAGGCATTTCATACAGCAGCGTCTACCGGCTCGTCATCAGTGGCGGACTTGACAAAGAGCTGACTGTGACCGCATAATGTCAGTGGATTAGTGTCGAAAAACCCAGCTCATGTGGCTGGGTTTTCGCGTATCTATGCTTTGTTTTTGCGTGGTCTCCCCCCTCCGACACCACGTCCCGGACGTTGAGCGTTCCATTCATCGATGGTCTCAGGCAACCAGCCGCGCGTGCGCCCTATCGTGGCGTCGGGCTCAGGGAGCTTGAGGTTGAGCAAGCCGCCACTGGTGATGCCAAGGCGTTCTGCGACCTGTTTGACGCCGAGATATTCAGTCGCCATTGCTTGCCCTTCCTGCCAGATAACCCAGCACGCCCGAGCACATTCCGAACACACCTGCCGGTACGCTCTGGGATGTGATGGCCAGCGCGAGGCTGACGACTCCGAACATGAGTGCGATGATTCCTATCTTGCCGTTCATGATGTTCCATGGAATAGTTGGGAGTGGAGCCGTGGCTCTGGATAGTACGATTATCCGGAATCCACGGCTCTTGTTACCGCTTGCGCCGTCTGTTCAGCGGCTTTCGCGGCTTGCTCTTCGCAATCAATGCGACGGCCACGGCGGCGATGGGTGCGAGTGCCGCACCCAATCCGGAGAGGAACTCCCCGATGGCCTTGAGCAGCTCCGCGATCTGTTCCATGTTCACCTCCTTTCCTTGGCTGACATATCTATAGTAACACAATAACTATAGATATGCAAGCCGAGGATACCAAGACACGCCAACGGACACAATGACTGCGAGGCACACATGAGCTGGCGAGTCTGCTCGACACCCGGATGTCCGAACCTCATCGAGACACCGGCACGCAAATGCGACGCCTGCACCCGAGCCCAACGGGACCGCACCCGTACCCGTGGACGCAACCCATACAACACCAAGGGACATCAATCGTTTCGCAGGCAGGTGCTCGCACGAGACCCATACTGCACATGCCCCGGCGACCCCGAGCACGGAGGCTGCGGCAAACACAAGGGGCTCTGCGGAAAACCAAGCACAATCGCGGATCATTACCCATACGAGCGAATCGAACTCATAGACATGCGACTCAATCCGAACGACCCGAAGTTCGGACGAGGATTGTGCAAACAATGCCACGACGTGAAAACCGGCAGAACAAGACCAGCAGGCTTCAATACCAAACAGTAAAAAACGACCGGCAACACCCAGGGGGGGGTGGGGTATCGACCACCCCTGCCTGACCGCCGGTGAGCTGTCTGTCGGGTGCGCAGGGTTCAAACATCGCTGGCGGGCCGCCGCGAGGGCGGTCTCGTCGATCTGTCGCTAGGGCGCAAGGCCATGACGAGAGGTGAACATCATGCCAAGTGGAGGCAAACGAGTACGCTCCGGGCCGGCCAAGGACCCGAACAGCGAGAAGAGCCGCAGACTCGGATACACATTGCAGAGCCTGCCGAACACCGAGTGCCGGATGAAGCCGCCGGAATGGCCCTTGGAGCCCGCCGATGACGAGCGCGTCCGCAAACTTGAGGCGGAGAAGTGGAAGTGGCTGTGGAAGCTGCCTCAGGCACGCGCCTGGCATCTGCCCCAGTTCAAGTGGATGATCCGGGAACTGGCGTTGTACGCGCGGCTTTCCACCGCATGCGAGATCGCGCCGGCACCCACGGCGTTGACCGTGCTGCTGCGCATCTCCGACCGCGTCGGCATGAGCGCCGCCGGATTGCAGGCATTAGGCTGGAAAATCGAAGCGGAGGCCGAGCGGAAGCCAGTCGATTCGGAGTTCACGCGCCGCAGGGCCAAGGAGCTGAACCAGGAATCAGCCGCCGAACGCTCTCCCATGGACGAGACGAAGCATGTGTACCAGCGTCGGATGAGCGGCAATGGCTGACGAGGATTCATGGCTCATCGACTTCCCCACGTTGGGGCATCTGGTGTGCGCATGGATCGAACGTCACTGCCGGCAGCCCGACGGCCCGTTGCGAGGCCGTCCAGTGGTGCTGTCCGACTGGCAGTACTGGCTGGCGGCGAACCGTTGGCGCATCCGCGAGGACGCCCCATATGTGCCGCCCGAGGAAGTCACCGTCGACAACCCGATGGTACTCAACCAGGCATTCGAATACCGCATGACGCTGACCGTCGGACCGCAGAAATGGGGCAAGGGGCCATGCACGGCGTTCTTCACCGCCGCCGAGGGCTGCGGGCCCACCATCTTCGATGGCTGGGCGCGAGAAGGCGACATGTACCGTTGCGCCGACAACGGCTGCCCGTGCGGCTGGGAGTGGCCATACAATCCGGGCGAGCCGAAAGGCCGTCGACATCCGTCGCCGCTCATCCAGCTGACCGCCAACTCCGAGGAACAGGTACGCAACATCTACCGTCCTCTCGTGGCGACGATCCTGCTTGGCCCGCTCAAGGAGCTCATGCGCGTGAGGGACACCTTCATCCGCATATTGCAGCCGGGGCGCGAAGGCGAGGCCGACGCCTTGGACCTGGACCGCATCGACGTGGTCACCGCCTCGGCGAAATCCCGTCTGGGCAATCCGATCACGGACGCCGAACAGGACGAGGCCGGCCTGTACACGAAATCGAACGGCATGATAGCGGTCGCCACCACGCAGCGCCGAGGAGCCGCCGGCATGGGCGGCCGCACACATGCGTGGACGAACGCATGGGATCCGGGCGAGGACAGTTACGCGCAGCAGGTGTTCGAGAACGCCGAGGACGACGTGTTCGTGTTCTACCGGAACCCCGATCTCGCGAAATCATTGCGTCACCGCGACGGCCGGCCGTTGGACTTCAATCTGAAATCCGAACGCTTGAAGATGCTCGAATACGTGTATCGCGGCTCCCCGTGGGTCGACCTTAATTCCATCGAATCGGAAGCCAAGGCGCTGATGAAGACCGACCCTACCCAAGCGGAACGGTTCTTCGGGAACCGTCTGGTGCAAGGCGGCGGCGCATGGCTCGAAGACGGACTGTGGGAGAGCTGCTATGCCGGCGCATGAACTCTGGTTGCCGAACCCGCCAAAAGGCACGCGCGTATGCGCGGGCTTCGACGGTTCGGAGAACGACGACTGGACATGCATCAAGATGGAGACCCTCGACGGGCTGATATTCACACCCCGATACGGGCCCGACCGGCGTGCGACCATCTGGAACCCGAAACAATGGGGCGGGCGCATCCCCCGCGCCGAGGTATCCGCAGCATGGGCGGAACTCAACGAACGCTACAAAATCGAACGTGCCTACTGCGATCCCGGCTTCCGCGACGAACTGTCATGGGAATCGGAGATAGAAGCATGGGATCGCGCCTACGGGCCGAAGAAATTCATGCCATGGAGCATGTCGGGCAGCTCCCGCATCGGAGCCGTCTACGAGGCATTGCGCCGATTCGAAGCCGACCTGACCACACATCGCATCACACAGGACGGCTGCCCAGTCACCCGCACCCACATGATGAACGCGCGAAAGGTCGCCAAGACCCTGGAACGCTACGGACTGGCGAAACCCCAACAGAACAGGAAAATAGACGCCGCCGTGACCAGCGTGCTCGCCCACGAAGCCGCATGCGACGCACGAGCCGCCGGCTGGGGCGCTCGCAAACACAATTACATGCTTACCGGATCATCGACCAGAAGGAGGTACTGATGGACTACAGCCAGCAGGAACTGTCCTCATTGGCGAACCGACTGGCCGATAAGATCCAGTTCCGTCGACCCAGCATCGGCACCCACACCGATTACGTCTTGGGCAAACGCGGCAAGCTCAAGTTCGCGTCCAAGGAATTCAAGCGCTACATGAGCGACCGGTTCTCCGACTTCTCCGACAACTGGTGCCTCCCCGTGGCGCAGGCCCCAGTGGAACGCATCAAGTTCAAGGGCTTCGTCCCATATGATGACGTGAAGCTCGGCACCGGCATCATGAAATGCCTCGACCGCAACGACTTCGAACGCGGGTTGCAGGAAGCCGCACTGATGATGACCACCACGGGCCGCGCGTTCGCCTTGGTCACGCAGGTCGACGGCAGGGCCCGCATCACGTTCGAGCACCCGGACAGCGCCGCAGTCATCTACGATGCGCGCACCGGCCAGCCGTCAGCCGGGTTCCTCATCCAGCAGGGCGACGACAAGGAGTACGGCACCCTCATGCTGCCCGGCTGGACGGTCAGCATGGAACGCAAGAAGATGCTCGATCTGACCGACCAGCGCGTGCCGCCCGACGTGTACGGCTGGAAGATGAATGACCCTCAGCCCACCGGTCTGGACACGATCCCCCTGCGCGAGTTCCGCAACCAGATGCTATTGGACAATGCGCCGATCAGCGACATCGCGCACGTCGAATCGATGCAGGACACGGTCAACGTCGTATGGGCCTACCTGCTCAACGCTCTCGATTATGCGTCGCTGCCCGCTCGTGTGATCCTCGGCGGAGACCCGCTCGTCGAGCCCGTCTACAACGAGGAGGGACAGCAGGTCGGCGAAAAGCCCATCGAACTCGACAAGCAGGTGCTGGAGCGCATCTACCAGTTCACCGGCGACAACGTGAACCTGGGCGAATGGTCAAGCTCGAACCTGAACGTGTTCATCCCGGTCATCGAGAAGGCCGTGGAACATATCGCCGCCGAAACACGCACCCCCGGCCATTACCTGCTGACAAACGCGGAGGTTCCCGCCACAGGCTACGAGGTCGCCGAAGCCGGCCTCGTATCCAAGACCATCGAACGCATCAGCTTCCTGAAATCCCCCATCCGCGACATCTGCAGCATCGCCATGCGCTACGAAAACGACACGGACGAGGCGGACATCATCGCCGACTCCAAGGTGCAGTTCGCGACCCCGCAGTATCGCAGCGAAACCCTGATGGCGGACGCGATGCTCAAATACAAGCAGCTCGGCTTCCCGATCCAATGGGTCGCGGAGCAGATGGGCCAAAGCTCGGACGAGGTGCAGCGCATCATGCGCATGCGCGCCGACGAGATGGCCGACCCCGAACTCGAATCGTTGAACCGTGCCCTGCAGATCGGAGGCGCTGATGGCGGTCGAATCTCAGGTGCTGGCCTACAGTCAGAAACGGCTGGCGACCTTGGAGCTGGCGGCGGACAGAGCCGCACGCAGAACATGGAATAGGGTCGACGCCAATAACATCCAGGCGTCGTGGAAGTCGATAAGCCGCGACTTCCTCACCCTGTTCTCCACCATCCAAACCAAGTCGGCGGAGACAGCCATCGACGCGAGCGGCATGATGCTCGCCGAACAGGGCGTGTACGTCACTCCCCATGCTTTGGCTAACCCGAACGCATTCGCAGGCTGGGCTCCGTCCGGCCTCGACATCGCCTCCTACTTCCAATCCCCCGTGTTCGCCGCCCTGCACGCGATACGCACCGGCAGCTCCTCATTGGAGGCGTTGGAATACGGACGCAACCTGCTGGTCATGCTTACCTCTCTGGCCGTCATGGACACCGCCCGCCAGGCGGAGTCACTGGACATCACCAGCCGTCCCAAGGTCGGCTACGTGCGTGTCGAGTCCGCCACCTGCTGCGACAGGTGCATGATATTGGCCGGCAAATGGTTCCGCTTCAACGAGGGGTTCCTGCGCCACCCGCACTGCCACGGCCGCCACGTGCCCTGCAGCCAGAGCATGGCCAAACAACAGGGATGGATCAGCGACCCTATGGAGGGTTTCAAAAGCCTCTCCCGTGAGGAGCAGGACAAGCGCTTCGGCACGAATTACGCGCAGGCCATCCGCGATGGCGCCGACATCTACCAGGTCGTCAACTCGAAACGCGGCATGCGGAAGGTGGGCAAAGGCTATACGGCGTTGACCACCAGCGAGGGCACCACCCGATACGGGTGGGCCAGCATGCAATACGCGCAACAGTCCGGACGGAGGATGAAACGCCGCCTGTCCATCGACGGCATCTACTCGCTGACCGGAGGCGACCGGGAGAAGACCATAGCCGCGTTGAAGGCTAACGGATATTTCGTGGACAACGACTGGCGCGGCAAGGTGCCCGAGATCCGCAAAAGCATGTGGCTGCACGACAACACGTACCGGCAGGGGCGCGTCGAACTGTTGACCGCCGCCGAGAAGCGCGTTCAGACCGCGAAGCTCCGCTACGAGGCCGTATTGGAGGGCCGCAACCCCAACGATGGCCGCATGCCCCTCACCCCCGAAATCGCCGCCCAATGCGAACGCGAATACCGCCGATGGGTCACCTCCGGCGGACAGATTTTCCAGCAATGATCCAGCGAATCGAAAGGAAGAACATGGATCCCGCAAACCAGAACCAGCAGACAGGCGACAACAAGTCCAAGAAGCCGGAGAACACCGGCGGCGAGGATTGGCAGTCGAAGTTCGAAGGACAGCGGAAAGTCAACCGCGACCTCGAAAAGAAACTGAACGAAGCCTACGCCAAGGCCGACAAGGTCGACGAACTCGAAAAACAGATCGCCGCCCTGCAGGGCAAGGAGGCCGAATACGAGGCCGCCCGGAAGGAACAGGCCGTCAAGGACGAGGCCCTTGCCGCCGCCAACCAGCGCATCCTCAAGGCCGAAGTCCGCGCCGCAGCCAGCGGCAAGCTCACCGACCCGGCCGACGCCCTGCGCTACCTCGACCTGTCCAAGTTCACCGTCACGGATGACGGCGGCGTGGACACGCAGGCCATCGCCGACTCCATCGGCGAACTGCTGGAACAGAAACCTTATCTCGGGAAAGCCGAGCAAGCGCCCTCGGGTGCGAACATCACGCCGCCCAGCGGAACACGGGACGGCGACCGCCATCAGGGTCAGCTCACCCGAGACGACCTGAAAACCATGAGCCCCGCAGAAATCGTCAAAGCCCAACAGGACGGGCGACTGAAGGACCTGCTCGGAGCCAACTAACGGAAGGAGGCCTTAAATGGCCATCACCAATTTCATTCCCGAACTGTGGAGCGCCAACATCCTGCTGGAACTCCAGAAGAACCTCGTCTACGGTTCCGCAGTGAACCGCGACTACGAGGGCGACATCGCCAACTACGGCGACACCGTGCACATCACCGGCATCGCGCACATCAGCATCGGCGACTACACGGCCCACACCGACATCACCATCGAACCGGCCACCGACAAGGACGCCGGCGAACTCGTCATCAACCAGAGCAAGTACTTCGCGTTCGAAATCGACGACGTGGAGAAGCGCCAGGCCATGAACAACCTGACCGCCGCATATTCCCGGGACGCCGCCTACAAGCTGCGCGACCTGACCGACCAGTACCTGGCCGGTCTGATGGCAGCAGGCGCGAAGAGCAAGCTCGACCCGATTTCCGGCGCCACCGCCACCAAGGCGTACGACACCATCGTGGATCTGGCCACCGCATTGGACAAGCAGAACGTGCCAGACGCGGGCCGTTGGGTCATCGTCACCCCGGACTTCTACGGTCTGCTGCGCAAGGACAGCCGTTTCGTCGCTGGCGCCGAGTCCGCTCATTCCACGCTGCTCAACGGCGTGGTCGGTGAGGCCGCGGGCATGACCATCCTCAAGTCCAACAACGCTCCCGCAGCCAAGGGCGGCTCTGCCTCGGCTCAGACCGATGAGGGCAACGTCATCATCGCCGGCACCAACGCGGCCACCACGTTCGCGGAGCAGATCGCCAAGGTCGAGGCCACCCGCAAGGAGAAGGGCTTCGACGACATCGTCAAGGGGCTGCACCTGTACGGCGCGAAGGTCGTGCGCCCCGAAGCGCTGGCCACCGTACACTTCAAGGTGGGCAAGTGATGGCCGGCAGCTATGAGGCCATGCCCTACGTGGGCGAAGCCGAATAACCGCATAAGGGGGGCTCATGGACACGCTGGCAACGATCAAGGACCTTGATTCATACGGCATCGAATACGCGGACGAAAAGCTCGCGGGCAAGCTGCTCGAATCGGTTTCCGCAGCGGTGCGCGACGCCGCCGGCTGCCCCATCACACGCGGCGAATACACGGTGACCATCCCCGGCGAAACCTCACGCAGGCTCGACCTGCCCATGCGCCCCGTGATTTCCGTGAGCCGCGTGCTCATGGACGGCGAGCAGACCGGTGATTGGAAACTGCTCGGCAACGCGCTGTACAGGGAAAGCCTGTGGAGCCTGCCGAACATGGTCCCCCGCTCCATCACCGTCACCATGCTCGCCGGCTATGACCCGATCCCCCCGGACATCGTGCGCCTCGTGTGCAGCATGGTCGCAGCCGGACTCGTCCAGCAGTCGAACGGCGGCCCCGGCGCTCACCGCGACGAATCGTACGCACGAATCGACGACGTGCAGATCGGCTACCGTCAGGGCGACTCCGAGATCATCGACGCACTCGAACTGCCCGAGGGCACGAAACGAGCCCTCCGCAACAGGTTCGGCATGCGAGGCATCGCCATAGGGGTGTTCCGATGAACGTGCAGCACATCCTCAACCGAGGCCGACAGCTCGCCGAATCATTGATGACCGACCAATGCCGCGTCACCCATATGGGCAAACCGGTCACCGACCCCGAAACGGGACTGGTGGAACCGGCCGCGAACACCGTGTATGAGGGCAAGTGCAAGGTGCAGACCTCGGGCGGTCTGGCCGCCGAGAACACGGAGGGCGGCATCGTCGAAGCGTTGGGTGCCGTCACCCCCGTGTGGAGCATGTACGTGCATTTCCCCTACGGCACCACGGGTTTATTGCCGGGCGACGTGTGCGAGATAACCGAAGCCGCCGACCCGAATCTCAAGGGCAGGAAACTCCGGTTGTTGAACATGCAGTCCGAGAAGACACACTCCACCGCATGCCGGTGGAACGTGAAGGAGGTGGGCAACAGCAATGAGTGACGTGACAGTCGACGCTTCGGAGCTGACCGCTTTCGGCCGCAGGGTCGCCGCAGCGCACGCCATGGCTTCGGTCAAGGTCGCGCAGGCGGTGAAGAAGGGCGCGCAAAACGTCAAGGAAGGCGTCATCTCCGACCTGCAGACATCATCGAACTACGCGATCAGCCGTATCGGCATCGGCTACGAAATGGGCAGCACCGGCACCACCATTTATGCGGATGTGAGCCCCCGCGACGGCGGAGCTTCCGACTTGGCCAACATCGCGTTCTTCGGCACCGCGAAAGGCGGCGGAACCCACTGGTTTTACCAGTTCGCCGAACAGGAATTGCCCACGCTCGACGAATACGTGGGAGACGCGGCCGACGACATGCTGATAGGAGCCATCGGATTATGAGCGTCATGGACTTGACCAATGCGGTTCTCGGTCTGCTGCCCTCCATGCCGTCCGGCGTGAAGGTGTACAGGCAGGAGGAGCCGTTGGAGTCGGAGATGCCGCCGTGGATCATCGCGCGCGTCTCCACCGACCGTCATGTGGCGGCGGAGACGATGCGGTTCACCGCCCACTCCGCCCTGTTGGAGGTTCGCGCCGTCAGCACCACCGCCGACAGCGTGAACATCTGGTGTGACGACATGCTGATTCCCGCGTTGGCGAACCGCTCCCCCACCCGGCCGCCGGGCTACACGGTCGGCCAGCTCACCCTGTGCGAGGATTCCGGCGCGTACGCGGCCGGTCTGACCGCCGACGACACCGCGCGCCGCTACCAGGTGCGCGTCCTGAGGTTCCGCTTCACGTGGAGCCGACCATAGTCAACCAATCATTTACCAAAAGTCTTCAAGGAGCACATTATGACCATGAAACTGGGTACAGAGATTCCCGGCACCAGTGCCGAGGGCAACATCACCACCATCTGGGTGCCGGCGATCAAGAACATCAAGGCCCCGACCATCATCGAGCTCGAGGCCGGCACCGACATCTCGAACTACGTCATGCTTGGCGGCTGGAGCTTCGACCCGTCGCAGGACACCGTGTCCGACCAGCGCGAGAACACCGTGCAGGACTTCGGGGCCCCCGGCCGCAAGAGCGCCGGCGACATCAGCATCGAGGTCATCGACAACACGAACACGGAGCACAAGGAACAGAACGAGGCCGTCACCCTCATGCACGAGGGCGCGTCCGGCTATATCGTGCGTCGCCGCGGCATGGCCACCGACGCGCCATTGGCCTCCGGCCAGAAGCTCACCGTCGTGAGCGTGAAGTGCGGCGAAAAGAAGGTCATCAACCCGGATGCGAACACCATGATCCGCAGTCAGATCCCGCTGTTCGCTCAGGCTCCCGGCTGGGAGTCCGAGACCGCCGTGCTGGCCGAAGCCTGACAAGTTCTTCCGTGCGGGGATTCTAAGCCTTTCTGGCCCCGCACAGGCATTCTCTCTTCTCTCTCTCAGAAAGGTTTTCAGACTTTCAGAAAGGGATAATCATGGCTTTGGAAGTGAAGCGCAAGCGCGTGGACGTCGACCTCATATTGGATCAGGAGAAGGCCGAACAGGTCGCCGCATTGGGAGCAGACCTGGAACGCGCCATGGCGCAGCATGTGACCGAGGGCGGCAACGCCGCCGCCAAACGCATCGCCGAACAAATCGACAGGCTGCGCGACGAGGTGAAGGACGACACCGTCCGCATCACCCTGGAGGCGCTGCCGCTCTCCCAGTGGCGTCAGGTACTCGAGGCGAACACCGTCACCGAGAACGGCGTACCGAAACAACACATCGAGGACATCTGCGCCGACGCCGTCAGACTCATGGTCAGGAAGACCGTGCCGGAAACCCCCGTGGAAGAGCTGGCCAACGTCATGACCGAACTGTCCGACGGCCAGATCAGCCCCATCTGGTACGCGATCCGTGACCTGAATGCGAAGCTCATCGACCCAAAAGACGCACTCGAATCAGCCTCGCGGATAATCCGCAGACAGTAAGGGAACTGCGAATCTGCCAGAAGCTCGGCATCAGCTACAAGCGTTGGCTCGGCTGGGAACCGTCGTATCGGGTGGAAAGGGACGGGCATAGGCGCATCACCGGCTACACGCCGGAAACCGAATGGGATGCGACCGAACGCGAATGGATGCTCGCACTCGACGAATACGAGCGCACGCTGTGTCCGCGCTGCGGGATGCCCGTCAGCATATGCCACGACGAGCTGGCCCCCACCAAATACGCGAGCGAGGTCGGCGTCTGTCAGATCGACCTGATGCGCCGCATCGGGCTCGAAGAATACCGCAAGGACCATTCCGCGGAATCCGCCACGAAACTTGACTCACTGACCGTGGGCATCAACCCACGATGATCCGACAGGAGGATATGCCATGGCCGGTGGCCTGAACCGCAACATCACCGTCCGCCTGCTCGCGGACACCAGCAATTTCACCGCCGGCATGGCCAAAGTGTCCGGCGAAAGCCAGAAGACCGCGACCACCATGGAAGCCGCCGGAGGCAAATCGAAGCTCATCACCACCGGCATCGCGGCGGCCGGTGTCGCCGCCACCGCGCTGGGCGTGGCCGCTGTCAGGATGGCGGCGGACTTCGACGCCAGCATGTCGACGGTGCAGGCCAACACCGGAGCCAGCGCCGATGAGATGGCCCAACTGCGTCAGGCCGCCATCGATGCTGGTGCCGATACCATATACTCGGCCACCGAATCCGCCGACGCCATCAACGAACTCGGCAAAGCCGGCCTATCGACCTCGGATATTCTCTCCGGCGGTTTGAGCGGCGCATTGAACCTCGCAGCGTCCGACGGCATGGCCGTAGGCGACGCCGCCGAACTCATGGCCACCACCCTCAAACAGTTCAACCTGACGGGCGCCGAATCCACTCAGGTGGCCGACGCGCTGGCGGCCGGCGCAGGCAAGGCCGTCGGTTCCGCCCATGACCTCGGCCTCGCATTGAATCAGGCGGGTCTGGTGTCCAACAGCATGGGCGTCAGCATGCAGGAGACCACCGGCACGCTCGCCGCGTTCGCCAACGCCGGCATGATAGGCAGTGACGCGGGCACCAGCCTCAAGACCATGCTCCAACGACTGGCCAGCCCCACCGACAAGGCGCAGACCCTCATGGACGAGCTCGGCATCAACGTGTACGACGCCAATGGCAAGTTCATCGGCCTTGCCGGTGCCGCAGGCCAATTGCAGAACGGTTTGAGCGGCCTGAGTCAACAGGAACGCAATGCCGCGCTCAACACCATCTTCGGAGCCGACGCGGTGCGAGCCGCGAACGTGCTCTACGAGCAGGGCGCGGAAGGCATCGACGACTGGACGAAAGCCGTCAGCCAATCCGGCTACGCCGCGGACCTCGCCGCCAAGAAGAACGACAACCTGAAAGGCGATCTGGAGAATCTGAGCGGCTCTTTCGAATCCCTCATGATCTCTTTGGGCGAGGGAGGTCAGGGACCATTGCGCTCCCTCGTGCAGACACTCGACACCCTTGTTGACGGTTTCGCGTCATTGCCTGCGCCCGTACAGCAGTCCATAGTGCTGATGGCGGCTCTGGTTGGAGGCAGTGTCGCAGTCCACAAAGCGATGGGGCCGCTGAACTCTAGCAGCAGCCAGCTTGCGCAAACCCTCGGATTGATTGCCGACCCAGGGCAAAGGCTCATAGGCCTCGGCTCCGGAATCGCGTCAGCGTTCCAGACATGGGGCGCAACTTTCGGCAGTGCAGAATCTCAGATAAACACGTTTGGCACCACTATCAGTCGTTCCCAAGGCATTATGGCCGGTTTCAAAAACCTGGGAAGCGGCATAGTATCGTTGCTGGGCGGACCATGGGGCATGGCCATCACCGCCGCAGGACTCGCGTTGTTCGCTTTCGCGCAGGATCAGCAGGCCGCCACGCAACGAGTGGACGAACTCACCCAGGCGTTGCAGAGCGGACAAAGCGCCGCCGAATACTTCAACAAGGCGCTCTCCGAAAGCGATTCGTCACGCTACACGGCCGACATATTCAGCCGTTGGACCTCCGGCTACGACAATGTGCGAGAAGCACTCGACAAGATCGGCATCGCCCACAGCACCTACATCAAGGCCATACAAGGCGAGCCCGAAGCGATTCTGCGAGTCCGCGAACAGGCCGACAGCTACCGTGACTCGCTCGGCGGCATCAACCAGATGTGGGACCGCACCTCCAACGTTGCCTACGGCGTACTGAGCGAACAGCAGGAGATCTTCGAGAAATCAGCCGCAGCGGCCAAGGAGGACGCGGCCAACTCGAAGGCCGCCGCACAGGAGAAACTGGCGCAGACGCTGGCCACGTCCGGATTGGTCGACGCGCAGTCGGCGAACGCGGACGCCACGCAGGAATCAGCTGACGCCCAATCTATCCTTCAGGATGGTTTGGGAGCGACCACCGACGGCATCAACGAGCAGGCCACCGCCTTGGGCGAGGTCATTGACGCGCTCGGAACCTACTACGGTTTCGCGCTCTCCAGCTCCAACGCGCTCATCTCCATGCATGACTCGTTCGACAAGGCGACCGAAAGCGTGCAGAAGAACGGGCAGACGCTCGACCTGAACACCGAACAGGGACGAGCCAACCAGAGCGCGTTGAACGATCTCGCCGAATCCGCGTTGAAGGCGGCGGAAGCCCAGTCACGCAACGGCGAAGGACTCGAAGCGGTCAACGGCACCCTTGACCTGGCACGCGAGAAATACATCGCAGCTGCACATGCGATGGGCATGACCCCGGAAGCCGCAGAAGCCGCAGCCAACGCCGCCGGCCTGACCAAGGACAAGTTCGACCAGCTCGCCACCAGCGTCAACAGCATCCCCGGATCCAAAGCCATCGACGTGAACGCCCACACCGAACCGGCCAAGAACAGCCTGACCGACCTCGGCATGACGGTGGCGAAACTTCCTAACGGCGAAATCAAAATCGACGGCGACAACACACAGGCACTCGCCGCCATCGAGGCGGTCAACGGCGTCGAAGTGGATCCGCACACCGGTGTCATCACCATGGACAAAAGCCAGTACGACACCGCCCTCGCATTGGCGAACGGAGCGACGATCGATCCGAAGACCGGTCATCTGATGGGTGACAACAGCGACTATTGGAAGAAGATAGCCGAAGCGAACGGCTGGACCATCGACCCGCATACCGGCATGATCTACGCGGATGACGGTCAGGCCATGAGCGTCATCACCAATCTGAACAACACGCAGATCGCGGACAAGTACTTCACCATCCATGGCAGCTACGTCGATGATTCAGGCGGCACGTATTCGTCCAGTGGTTATCGTCCGGCCGGTGCGATGGGCAATATCCCCACCGGTAAGACCGGCGGCCTGTTCACCGGTTATGGGGTTTCGATGCGCGGCTACGCCGGCGGCGGCAGTGTCATCGAGGGCCTCCTGCCAGGCAAGGCGAGCATCACGGGCGGCGACAACATCACGTTGGCGAACGCGCGAGTCAAGAGCGGCGAATTCGTGTCCAATGTGAAATCCGTCGCATATTATGGCGCCGACACATACGCGGCCATGAACCGCCGGCAGATACCCAAGGAATCGTTCTCCGGCCGGGATATCGACGTGAGCGGCGTCATCGAGGAGATACGTTCCTTCCGCGAGCAGATCGGCCCAATCATCAGCGCGTATGCCCCGCAACTCGGCAAACGCGACTTACAGCGGCTCACCAAGGAGGTTTTGCGCACATGATGCACACGCTCACCTACACGTCAAACCGCGCCGGAACCGTGATTGATCTCGCCGACCCGGAGGGAATCATGTGCGGACAGATCCTGGAGCTACGCACCCGCACGTGGGAGTTCGAGCTCGGCTACCGGTCATTGCATGCCACGCGGCCCGCGAAGACCGTCAAGGTCACCGGGCTCGTCTACGGTATCCCGGCGCTCGAAAAGGCCGAGGAACTGTTCGACGCGGACATGTACGCCTACCTCAACGATGCCGCGAAACCCGGCGTCATCACGGTGGACGGATGGTCACAGACCTGCCTCGTGGTCGGCCACGAACCTGACTACACGTCACCCCTGCTCGTGCGCGGCGATTTCACGGTCGCCTTGCTTGACGGGGTGTGGCACAAACCGGTCAGGCAGAGCTTCAGCCGGTCGACGGCCCGCTACAACAGAGGCAAGGACTATCCCTACGACTATCGCTACGATTACGCGCCGACCCGCAACGTCAGCAGCATCGACAACCAATCCGCCCTGCCCTCGCGGATGAGGCTCACCATTTACGGGCCGGTCTCTACGCCGAGCATCATCATCGGCGGCAACAAGGTGATAGCCGACGTGAGCGTCCCATCCGGCGGCTACCTCATCATCGACGGCACCGGCTCACCACGCACGGCCGTGATGGTCGCCGCCAACGGCGACATCACCAACGTGTTCGACAAAACGCATCGCGACCAGGCCTCCAACGAATACGCGTTCGCCACCCTCCCGCCGGGACTGCAGCAGGTCTCATGGGATGAATCGTTCGGCTTCGACGTGGAGTACTGGTTGGAGCAGACGGGACTGCCATGGACCTGATCTGGACCAATACCGCTCACGTGCCGCAGGGCGAACTCGTCTCCCCCGCACTCGACCTGCAGTACGGCGACGAGCAGAATGATTTCGAACTCACTCACTCCACCCCCGGACTGCTGCTCTCCGACGGCTGCTACATCGGGGCGGAGGGCACCGAGTTCGGAGGCCGCGTCGACGCGGTGCGTATCACTGTGGATGACGGGCATGCCCTGTATACGCTCACCGGCCGCACATGGCACGGTTTGCTTGCGGGCAAGATCATCCAACCCGACTCCGGCGCCGACCGGCTCACGGTCTCCGGCGACGCCAACAGCATCATCCGTACGGTAATCAGCCGGATCGGACTGTCCACGGTGTTCGACGTGCCATCGGAAGCGAGCGGCATCACCCTCAGCAACTATTCGTTCCGCCGGTACATTACCGCGTGGGACGGGTTGCGCATGATGCTCACCGCGCAGGGAGCCAGACTCGACCTGACCTACACCGCTGGACGCTGCCGGATTCGCGCGGTCGCCGCCGACACGTACGGCGACGCGGACAGCGACCAGCGCATCAGTTTCGAGGCGCAACGCATCTGGACCCAAGTCAACCACCTCACGGGCCTGGGCAAAGGCCAGCTGCGCAACAGGGCGCGCAGCGACTGGTATGCGGATGCGTCCGGCAACATCTCCCAGACCCAGACTCTGACCGGCGACCGTGAGATAGCTCAGATCTACGAGCTCACATCCTCCGAAGGCGCCGAATTGTCCGACCAGACCAGGGACAAGCTCAAGGACATGTGGAAACAGGGCACCGTCGATTTGACGATCCCCGAGAACCTTGGCCTGCATATCGACGACCATGTGCGCGCCTACGATGCGCTGACCGGCGTCAGCGTGGACAGCCCCATCGTGCGCATCACCGTCAAACTCGCCAACGGCACACCAACCATCCGATATGAAGCCGGCCAATACAGTTGGCCCGATGAACAAGACTAAAGGAGCATCATGCCGAAACAGCCAAACATCACCCTCTACTCCTGTGATCGGCCTTCGTGCGTCAACAAGGAATACGTGTTGCCCAACGCGACGGCCAGCCCCAACTGGCACGAGGTCACGCGCGTCGACCGCAACGGCAACCAGAGGAAAATCCTTTTTTGCGAATCCGACTACCAGCAGTACCTACAGTTGGCCGAAAATCAGGACAAAGATTATGACCTCTGGCTCAACAAGTCCCTCAACGCGGAAGGTAAGTGATCATGGCAACAAATCTGCTTGTAACCGGCTCGCACGGCGGCGACGACCCGCACGTGGAATCGAAGCATGACGCGCTCATGCACGCCGCCATGCTCGGCCGAGGCGGATACATTTTGAAAACCCGGAATTGGACGATGAAACCGACGGCGAAGGATGCGAACAACATCACCATCCCAGCATGGGACCTCGTGGTCGAGGGCCGGCAGATCTACATCGCCGCACCGACCGACGTGAACATCCAATCCGGCTCGCGAGGGCAAAAACGACGCGATCTCATCGTGGCCCGGTACGCGTTGAACTCAGGCACCGGCGTGGAGACGGTCACCCTCGAAGCCATCAAGGGCAAGCCCAGCGCGGCCACGCCCGCGGATCCGGGCATCGAGACCGGCAGCATCATCGGCGGGGCCATCGTCTCCGACCTGCCACTCTGCCGCGTCAACCTCGACGGCATCACCATCACATCGATTGACACGCTGGTCAATGTTATGCAGCCCTTGGAGGATGTGTGGGATTCCCTACCCCATTACGGATTGGTTAATGCCAGCACCGACCGCTACGGCATGGTGACGGCCGATAATCCATTCCAAACGACCGATGGCGTTTTCGTATTGTGCCAGCTGTGCCCGAACGGCATGACGGATGCCACGGGAAAGCTTTTCGAAGCGTTCCTTTGGGACATGACCAACAGCAAATTGCGTTTCCGTATTCGCCGTACGGATTCTCGCGACTGGGTGTATGATCTGCAACCCGTGCGCGTTTACTGGGTGGCATTCAAGCAGCAGTCATAGCTTTCCCTAACCCCTGTCACGGGCCAAGTCAGGATGCCGTATTCCGACAGGTATATCACTCTGGTTCGTGTCGGCCGTATTGTCACCGCCTGCGCGTATATCACGCTGACAAGCAATTTCAATCAGGTCAGCAACGTGTCCGTCAACGAGACAATCCCGAAGGGTTTCAGACCGTCCGGCGATTCCCGCGCGGTCATGCGCGGCACCGACAACAGCGGTGCAATCAGTTTCTACCTTTACGGCACCGCAGACGGGAAAATGGTGTTGAACGGCACCGGATATACCAGCCGATTCGTCGGTATATCCGGCTGTTGGATTACCGCGTAGCTTTCCCTAACCCGAATGCCGTATATTCTGTGCGGAGGCCATACCGTCACCACGAATAATGACGGCACATTCTACATCAACGTCCAATCTCCGAACGGGAAGAAAGCCGATTACGCGGCCTACACGATCGGGCCGTTCGGCACTGGTTTCGACCAGTCCGGTGAGTTCACCGCACAACGTTGGGATACCAGCAACGTAAACCAGATACGCTTCCGCCTGTGGAACACCAAAGACAACCGCTGGTGCGGGAGGGTCGCGATATTCGGAAGCTGGATCGCAATCTGGAACAGGCAATAGTTTTCCCTAACCCACACCGATGTCACGACCCTCATCAGTGGCAATTACGGCACCGTTAAGGGCTATAGGTCCGGGCCGATGGTGACGTTGCGAATCGACTGGAAGTCGTCGGCCTCCGGCTCCTGGAACAGCGGCACGTTCGGCACTCTGCCCGAAGGATGGCGTCCCCCGATGGACTTGAACTTCTCCTACGGCGGACGCGACGGGGCCAACCAGAAGACCATCAACGTAAACGCGAACGGAACCATGACCTACGCCAATCAGGGCGGCACGCAGGGCACGAACGCGTTCGGGCTGAGCTTCTCCTACGGCGTGTAATCAGGCCGGCACGACCGGCGCGATTAGACACCCGCGATGCCACGAACCCGCGCCGATATTCATATTTCCGGACGTCAGATAGTTGATTTCACCGGTGGTGCCGACGGTGAACGTGTTGGCGCCGAGGTCGGAATAATTGATGTTTTCCGCACAGGGAGCGTGCACTGCGGCTCCCGTGACCTTCCAGCCGACCATGCGGGCAAGCAGAATCGGCGTCCATGACCGGGTGCTGAACGCGCCCCTGTTGAACCACACGATGCTGATGACCGCGATGCTTGGGCTGCCCGGCAGTATCGCGCCCGACAAGTACATATCGTCACCGGCGCTCGTGGTGCCGGAACGGTCGAACTGGATGCGCTGGGTTAGGGAAAACTATCGCATTGCAATCCAGCAGCCGTGCGCCGTGGAGTAGGCGGATTTCGGGTCGCCTAGCATCTGCACCTTCCCGTCACGCTCGACAAGCAGGCTGAAACCGCAGGACGGGAACGCGATGATGCTCATATCGGCGAGTGGGCGGAACGCTTCAGGGATGGTCTCATTCGCCATCGTGTAGTTCTGCTGTCCACTGCCGGTGAACTTGACGTTGCCGTTGACCGTGACGATGCGTCCGACGCGACATAGAGTGAGGCGGTCGTTCGTATACGGCGGTTTCCATTGCTGGGTTAGGGAATCCCCTCAGGCTATCAAGGCTCTCTCCCAGAGGCGTTGCGCGTCCCTCAACGCCGCGATATCCGGCTTGAGGTAGTAGCGGGCCGTGGTTTTGATATCGCTGTGTCCGAGTATTTTGCTCACGATGGCGATGTCGGCTCCCGCCGCCAACGTGTTCGTCGCCCACGAGTGGCGCAGGTTGCGTGCGGGCACGTGCGGCAGGCTATACCGCTTGCACCAGCCCTTGTACTGGCGTGCCACCTGTGGCGGGGTGAGCGCACCGATGAGTCGCCCTCCCTCGCGTGGTTTGAGCTCGCGCAGACGCTTGACCGCGAAGCGCGGCAACGGCAATGTGCGACGGCTCAATTCGGTCTTCGGCGGCACGACGACCTCATGGCCGCTCACCCATTGCAAACCGCGCTCGATATGCAGGACGCCTGCGCGCAGATCAATGTCACTCCACTCCAAACCGTACCCCTCTTCGGTGCGCAGGCCGCATGAGACGGCGCAGATAAGCCACGCCTCAAGCGGATGGTCGTAAAAGCCCTGCAACAGCGATCGCTGCTGACGGATGCCCAATATCACCGGCTCGTAATGCGGTTTGGCCGGCAACTGGATATCGCGTCTCGTGATATCCACGTCCAAGAGATTCCAGCGGATAGCCCGCCTCAGTATCGCGCGTAGTACGGCCCATGCCTTGCGCGCCGCGCCCGAACTGGCGAACCCGGCGAGCCACTTGTCCACCAATTCAACGCTTATCGATTCCATCTGCATTGCGCCGAACCTCGGGGCCACGTGCAACCGCCACGCCGACTCATAGCCGACACACGTACTCTCACGCAGGTTCCGCGTGCAATACGGCCAAAACCGGTCGTTCCAAAACTCTCGTAACAGCATTTTCAACCTCCGAAAACCCACACGCCCGTTGGCCTATCCAACGGGGATGAACGTGTGGGTTTTCCCACCGTAAAGGAACTTTCCCATGTCTTTGCTCGCTCACATCGTCGATTGGCTCGTGCCTTTTATCTGTGGCGGCGTGGCCACGGTTTTGGGCCTGATGTGGCGGTGGGGCAAAGCCATGGTCAACGGCCTGCGCGAGCTCCTGCTCTGCCAGTTGGAGGACCTGCGCCGGGAAATGGTCATCGAGCACGACGGAGTGGCGGACGAAGACCTCAAATCACGCAGTCAACGCCTCTACGACAGCTACCACAGCCTGGGTGGCAACGGGCACGGCACCGCTCTCAACGAGGACATCCAATCCGCGCCGATAGCGCCACGACAGTCCTGACCCCGCGAACCACGCGGGGCCGCAAACAAACAATATCCATCCCACAGAGAGGAGAAAACATGGTCAACAACAAGGACAAGCCGGAACCGTGGCGGAAGCGGCTGCTCGCCAAGGGCACGGCACTAGCAGCCGCCGTGTGCATGATGCTGCTCCCGGCGACCGCCCACGCGGACATGCAGGGCGTGGACATGTCCAACTGGCAGTGCGGCGCTGACGTGTATAACATGCAGGCGGACTTCGTGGTGGTCGGCACCACATGGGGCACCGGACAGGTCAACAACAACTGTTTGGTCTCCGGTGTGAACACGGACGCCAACCGCATGATCTACCAGGCGCAGGCATCCGGCAAGAAGTTCGGCCTCTACCATTACGCCATGGGCGGTTCGCCCGAGGGCGAGGCCCAATTCTTCTACCGCAACACCAGCAACTATTGGCGTCACGGCATCGTCGCCCTTGACTGGGAGATGGACGATAATCCGGCGTGGGGTAACTGGGACTGGGTGCGCCGCTTCATGGCGGAATGCGAACGGCTCTCGGGCGGCGTCAAGCCGCTGCTCTACACCGGCCCCGTGGCCGGCACCATCCCCGGCGACATCCGCGCCAACTACGGTTTGTGGATCGCGCAGTACGCGAACATGAGCCCGACCGGCTACCAGGCCAACCCGTGGATGATCGGCGCATACGGCGAGGCCATGCGCCAGTACAGTGGCACCGGCGTGGTCAACACGTGGAGTCCCATCGACCTCAACATCTTCCGTGGCGACGGCTGGCAGTGGGATTTGTACGCCAACCCCACCGGCTCCACAGCCCCGGCCCCGGCAACGCCCGCGCCCGTGCAGCCGAGCACTCCCCCGGCCGACACCAACACGGGTGGCATCAGCCACGTCATGCAGTGGGGAGAAACCATCTGGGGACTCGCCGTCGCCTATGATGCTTGGCCCCTGTCCGCGTGGCATACGCCCAGCGGTGATATCAACCGCTACTACGTGGGCGATGTCGTCACCTACGGCGGCGGCACCGCCCCCGCATCGTCCGGCGGGGTCTCCAAGACCATCCAGTACGGTGACACGGTATGGGAGTTCGCCACCTCACACGGTTACAGCGTCAACCGCTGCACCGTCCCCTCCGGCAACATCAACGTCTACTACCCGGGCGACGTGGTGACCTGCCGCTAATCCAACCGGTGCCGCCGTCACCTCCGACGGCG